ATAAAAAGAGATCAAGATAATTTAAGCGATTTTATATGAAAGAAAAATTGGCAATATTTTACACAGGCGATAAAAGACATAACTTAGAAATTGTCAAACAAAATCACCAACGACTGTTTGATTGCCTTAAAGAAATCATAGACGTTAACATCTATTGGTTTACCAAGGACGATCCTGGTCGGGGTGTTTGTCCTTTTGAAGAAGGTACCCCCAATCTTGACAATGCCTACCGTCGGGGGCAGGGTGGGGGAATACAGGTTTGGGATTTTTATAGAAGCTGTGAACGTACTACAGAATCCTATGTAATGAGATTACGCACAGATGTGTGGTTTACTGAATCTAGTATTCCTATTGTATGCGAAGAGATTAAAAAAATTCTTGCAGGAAAAACAGATATAGCGTTTTTTGGCAGTGATTGGATACATGCCAATGCTGGAAAGATTTATCATAAAATAGTTGTCATAGACGGAGTCCCGGGTGGCGTACAAGACTTTGCAATTATTGCCAATAGATCGCAGTTGAAGCCTGGCAAAGAAGTCATAGACTATATCACTAGTCTGCCAGCCAAAAAACGTCGCAGCGGCAACAATCTTTTTAAACTGTTAATTCCTATGACAAAGACTGAACATTTTTATTTTCAAGACGTCAATGCTTTTAGAATACTATGTCAAACATGGCTAGTTAGAAAAACATATGCTTCATATCCCACAGACAACGAAGTTTGCAAGGACTATATACAAAGTTACATTTTAGATGACAAGTCCGAAATAGGAAAGAAAACTTTTGTAATTCCTCACCCTATGCAAGATGCAGTTAATTGGTGGAGAAGCCAACAAGGATGGGACCAGCAGGATCTAAATATTGAGGATTTTAAAAAATGGCAATTGCTGTAGTATACATCGGACAACGCAAATTTGATAAGACTTCGACAGCTAACCATCAGGTGTTGGTTGAGTTGTTGAAAACTCAGCATACTATTAAAGTCTATGATTTTACTAGACCAGGGCCTAGCACTGATGGTCCTTTTAGTTCCAGTGGCGGAATACAGGTCTGGGATTTTTTGCAGTCCGTTAAGTCTGTTGACGAAGATATCGTTATGAAATTAAGAACCGATCTCTGGTTCACACATAATTCAATGTCTGTGGTGTTAAGCGAGTTAAATGAAGTCGTTGACGGAAACAACGATGTGGCATTTATGGGCGTAGATTTTACAAATCACTACGATAAACTGTATGAACGCATTGATGCTGCTACCACCAAAAAAGTCACAGACTTTGCTATAATTGCCCGTAGAAGCAGTTTAGACATAGAAGACTCTATCGCGACTAGACTGAATGGTCCGAAACACAAGAGTGGCAACGTGATGTTTAAGTATGTCCTGGCACCCGAGGCCAGAGCCGTTAGTGTTAGCTGTCAGATGTATCTGTTGAGAAAAGATTATGATACTCCGGCCAACTGGCAAATATACAGTGATTGGACCAGTGAATATTACAAGTCAGAAGCCGCGCAACAGTGGGTAGCAAATAATAAAAAATTCATAGGAAAATTGTAATGCCAAGTGCATATTATTTACAAAGTATAGACCTAGGAAAACAATTTCAACTGAACAATAGCAGTTGGGGCGGTGACGATTGTAAGAATTATCACAATCAGATTAGATTACTAATGGACAAGCACAGTGCTAAAACTGTGCTAGACTATGGATGTGGCAAGGGTAGACAATATACAAATATGGTTTCTTATGGCATGCCGCACGATCAAGTAACAGAACCAATGACATTTCAGAATAGAATAAATGCAAAAAGTGTTTATAAGTTCGACCCCTGTGTGAAAGAATTTGAAATAGAACCTATTGGTCAAACGTTTGATGCTGTTATTTGTACACAAGTACTAGGCAGTATTCCTGATGCTGATATGAGTTGGTTGCGTGATAAGTTAATGAACTATGCTACTAAGTTTGTATTCATAGGTCTACACAAACCAGATAAACCTGTAAAGTCTAAAAAGAGAATGTACGACAGTAATTTTTTAACATATCCTAGAAGCGTAGAATGGTATCAACAACAATTTGCTAACTGGTCCGGTCCAGAGTTGTATTGGTGGTTTAGAGATACGGGCCATCCGATCAATGATTGGTATTCAATTGACCTAGGAGGACTTGCAGAATGAAAATAGGATTTAATTGCAGTAGTTTTGATCTGTTACATGCTGGCCACGTGACAATGTTAAAAATGGAAAAAGAACTGTGCGACTACCTTGTGGTTGCACTACAAATTGATCCAACCGTTGATCGTCCTGGATCAAAAAACAAACCTGTACAAAGTGCCTATGAAAGATATGTACAGTTGCAGGCATGTAAGTATGTTGATGAAATTTTAATTTACGAAACAGAATTTGATCTATTACAGTTGTTACAAACACAGACAATCCATATTAGATTTTTAAGCGAAGAATATTTAAGTAGGGATTTTACCGGTAAACAGTATTGTATGGACGTCGGAATAGAATTGCACTACCATAAACGTGGTCACAAGTATTCTTCCAGCGAATTACGTGCTAGAACAGCAAAGTTAGAGAATGCCAAAGATGCAGATATATTGCCAGAAATTCCACAACATTCTCCGGAATTGTTAAAAAGAAAATAAACATTTATAATTTTAATTCTTTACTAACCCAGTTCGATATCCATCGAGCACCGTCGGTGCCAAAGTGAAATCCTTTGTCTATAACTAGATCTAAAAATTTTTCAGTGCCTAATAGTTTTTCTATACAGGGCACATTTTCTAACCCTGGCACTTCTCTATATAGTTTTCTGTGAAAGAATACTAGATTGGATAAAGATCTTGCTCTGTGAAAAAATGCTCTATACTCGGGATCAAAATGATTTTGATCTTCGTGCATGACCATAAGATTTTCTAGTAATTGATATTTTTTTGCTGTCGAAGGGTGAGAAATATTTTCTTTGGTTTGTTTTTTTCCGCTAACGCCATTAAAAGGCCAAATGCCTTTGATACTCATCGGCAACACCCAATAATTATCAGAAATTTGTAATAAGTCTTGTTCTAGATTTAATTTAAATCCTGGATCATAAAACGTCATTCTTGTTGGCTCAGTGAGTTGTGCTATAACTAAATCTGATTTTAATTGTTCAGACACTTGATCAATCATGTTTAACGAAAATAATACGCTAGTTGCTTGTTTCCCAAAATTATAGATTTTCAAATCTGGTCTAGCCAATGACAGTTGGTAAGGCCACGACTCTCTAGGTTCAGAATCAGTAAAAACACCGCCCGTAAAACTACAACCAAAACAAGATATAACCGTTGACATTATTTGAGATAAGGTAAAAATTTCTTGTAGATAAGTCCTTGGCTGCTTTCGGTATCAGTCCAATGACATGTTGATAAATCATTCAACCATTGAGTTCTATCTGGAAAATCTGGATTGTGAATACGGCTAACATCGTGGTTGGCCACATCCCAACACACACTGCTGACATCATCTACCCACAGTGGTACTCCTTCTAGTACTGCGGATACGCCGCTACTGCTGTTCCACACAAAGGCAGCACTAGCATGTTTTAAATCCTTGAGCAGCTGCCGATTTTGACTGTCACTAACAGTTACTCCTGGTCCAACCAATGACGACACATCTGCTATTTTTCCTGGATGAGGACGTAATACTATGGGCTGTGAGGAGTACTGTCTGATTTCACGTATTTTGTCACGGGCCCACGACACTGGATCTAGTCCTTTCATTCCCCAGCCGCCATCGCGCTGTATCAACAATAAAATGTAATTTCCTGAAGCACGCCAAGGTTGTAAGCCGATGTTTAAGTCTTGAGACAGTTGATTCCATTTGCTATTATTTGAATTTGAATTGGCATAATTGCCAGTGTCGTAAAAGGGTCCGCCAATGCTGTATCGCAGATACATGCTGTCGTGGTCAACAAATTTAAAACAGTTGCTGTCAATGCACATCACATAGCGTCCATGGGCATGTTGTTGTTTAACCACTTGTGCTCTTAATTTTATATTGGGTGTTTTTTGTTCAGGACTAGGCCATCCTAACAATACGGCTAGTTTACTGGGGGTATACACATAGTCAGTTTCAACATGTACTCGGGCGCCCTGAGCACGAGCACCTGTGGCAAATGCCATCAGTGTGTCAATTTTTCTGCTGGGATTTTGTTTTTGCAGAGAACTTAGATAAACAACAACATCATGCATGTTCGTTCAAGATGCGCCAGGCGGTTCGTTTAAGATGCGCCAAGCGGTACCATCTCGCATGTCCGTTTCAGTGAATTGACAATATGCCATGTGCCTGGCCCAGGCATCTACTTCATCCAGGGTGGGTATATGAGGACTTTCAATCTCTGCTAGACTTTGACTGCACAATGCACCGGCCGCATTTGGTCCCAGTGTGATAGCAGGTTTGCCCAATAACAATGCTTCTCCTGCAGCAATGCTCGAATATGTTACCAAACAATGCACATCTTGGTCCAAGGCCATTTCTATGGTATCTGTTGTAACTCTTGTACTACGACCTTGTTTTGTACGCAAAATAATAGGACGATCAGTGTATTTTTTAATTTCTGTTTGTACATCTTCCAACCAGTCTTCCAACACAATGTCATACAAGTTCAACAACTTTTGGCTAGGTGGTGCTACCAATATGTTGGTACCACCTCTAAATTTTCTAAACTGTACACCAGTGGCAGCCAGTCTGTCACCAGGTCTATCAATTATGGGTCCTATATTTTGTACATTGTTGCGTGTGATCCTGTGATAAGTTTTTTTGCGACCATTACCAAAATATCCAGTGTCAATATAATAAAAATCTCTGCCGGCAGCGCGGCACGCTGTCATTTCTTTTCTACGAACCACACCTCGCAAAACTACAGGAGTCATTTCATTGCTGTGTTTTTCCCAAGTAGACAGTTGTCCCCCTGAGCCTGTTATAAAACTTCGTAAATATGGATCGTACATATGTCCTTTTCCTTGATTTTTATCGCTGTTTCCACCAACTGCTACCACAGCCCCATTATTCAATGTCTGTAGTTGTTGAACTAATTTATCTATGGTCACATCGTAATACCAACCAGCTGGGTCCACACGATATTTTAAAATGTCTAAAAACAGTTGTCGTATTTCTGGCGGTGCTTGATCCAACACATGTGGCGCTGGCGGCTCAGGAGCTGGCGGCGGAAGGTACGAGGTTTCGTCTTCCAGTTCCCAATCACTCATTGGGTGTCCTTTGTTCACAGTGGTTGGTCAGTGTGCGTTCGTGATGCCATTCTTCACCTTGTGGTGTGTCATGGAATTCATCAAAGCATGGAGTGCCCAAGGTATAGTGTAAGAGCTTGGCGTCGGGGTTTGGCCCGTATTCATCAGGCAACCAATTCCATTCTGGGGGCAACTCACCTATGCGGTCATCGTCAATCCAGCTAAATCTGTGCAGGAAACTGCCAGGTTTACTTTGCACAAATTTAGGAGTAAGTTGACGATTGGGATGACTGTTGCAGTTCCACAGTATCACGCTTGACCAATTCTTTCTTGGATAGTCTTCGTTCTTTGAACCCAGGTACTTTTCAGTCATGCGTGTTTTGTAATTGTGTTTGACAACCATAACATCACAGTAAAGACTTTTTAATTCCCATAGTTTTACAATGTCATCACGCACAATCATGTCGCCATCAATAAATATGGCCCACCCTTTGTAGTCCATCAGGTGTGGCACAAGAAAACGTGTGTAGATAAAATGATTGCTGCCGTCAGTGTGTGTTTCATCGTAGTCTTGAAACAAGTTTAGAGCCACAGGCACAATGGCCACTGGCTGACTGGCATGCCTAATGATTGAGTTCACGCAAACATGATAGGCCACTGCTTCTCTGGGATCGTAGCCCACAAACACAGGAATTGGTTTCATCGGCGTTGTATATCTTCCTCAACACAGCGGTCGCCGTATTGTATTTCAATCAACTTTAGTGGTTGATCAGTTTCATTGCACAGTTGATGCCATTCGTTTACAGCAATGAATGTGTTTTGATGCACAGTCATCTGACACTTGATTTCTTGATCAGTTGATGCTTCATCCAAGGTATACACTGTGGCTTCGCCTTGGGCCACAAACCAAAACTCTGCACGATTGTCATGGCGTTGCATACTTAAACAAGTTTTAGGCATTACAGTGAGTTCTTTAAGTTTGGTTCTTGGTGGTACTTCATGCAACACACGATAGTATCCCCAGGTGCGTTCGGTCTTGGGACTTTTCCAATCTTCAAGAATCCAACTACTAGAATTCTTTTTGTTTTCCCCACCCACACCAAACACAAACTCCACGTCTGGTTCCGTCATTTCAGGAATGTTGTCCTGGGTCCTGTCTCCGCCGTTGGCAAAGATAAACTTGGCAGCAGGCATGGGATAGTACAATTTGGCCAAGCGTATGGCATCTCGAGCACTGTCGTCCGAATCATCAAACTCAATCACACGATCTACCATGGAGAGATTTTCCACAATGGCTCGGCGTTCAGTCATGGGCATGAACGGTCGGCCTTTTTTGCGTATCAACCAGTCGTCTGAATTGAGTCCAACAACCAGTCTGTGCCCCAGGGCCTTGGCTGCTTGGAAGTAGGCAATGTGCCCAGAATGTAGCGGGTCAAACCCGCCTGTGACAATTACAATTTTCATGTGGGTATTTAACTGACGTGGCTCACACACCACCAAAAAGCTGTCCAGGCTTCAATAAAGAATATCAGCAAAAAGAATTCCATTTCTGCTAGATCTCTTTGCCAGCGTTCTTGATCGGTCATGTTATACCGTGATGTCTTCCATGCCGGCTGTGCGCAGTCTTACCACATGGCCCATTTGCCACTGCTTGGTGTCCAGGCCCTTCATTATGCCCAGCCAACGATTGCGTAGCAGTGCCACTTCATTGATGATAGTTTCAAAGTCCACAACTTCTTCTTCTCCATCCACATACTTTTCAGCATCACGGCTGGTCAGCGCACGGGCATATCCTTCCAGATATTTTTGAAAGTGTCGTCGGCGTATCTTGCGCAGTTGTATGTTGAGATAGTTCAGCACAGCTTCAATCTCTTGTAACTGATTAAATCTGTGCTCAGTTATGCCTGGCAAGGCAGTGATGTTCTTCTCTACTAGGCCACCAATTTTGCAGTCACGTTTGGCGTCTTGTAGTTCGTTTTCAAAATGCGCAATAAAATCAGGTATGTTACCAAGATCAGCAACTACTTTGCTATACCACATTGTTTCGTTCCAATTCTTCAAGTAACCAGGGAAAAGTTTTTTGCCAATTTAAATTTCTACGTCTATCATTTTCTTTAAGAAACTGATAAAGATCACGTTGACGATCAATATTGTTCACACATTGTTGTTGCAGTTGTGACTTGATTCCTAGTAAGGTATTTTTTGTTGCTTGATGATCCCATGTCTCTTCAGGAAGTCCTGTTATCATGTCATGCAACGCAGATTCAAACAGTTGATATCTAAATATCAACGGACTGAACACACTATCACTGGGGCGGACCAAATGCATGTACCAATGCACTGTGTTAATTTGATTCCATGACTTCCACTTTTTCAACAGCTCGGGCATTGCTATAATAGACAATGAATTCACAGTTGACAACAGTCCAACTCTGAATTTGTCTAAGTTTAACATATTTTTCATATTGATGTCAAACTGATCAAGATCAACGCCGTCTCGAACATACACTTGTTGATCTCCCCAACAGTCTATGCTGGCTTGAATGTCCACTTGTTTGATTTTTTTATTGTTGACATGTGTTGCAAGATCATTTAATTTTGGAAGCACTACATCAGATTTCAGACTGAGATTGGTGATGATATTGAATTCAAGGTCAGGATATGATGCGGTTTCAAATTGTTTGATCAACGTGTGTACATCTTTTTGTAAAAATGGTTCCCCGCCAGCCACCTGTAGGCGTTGTAAATTTTGTCCGTGTACTTCAAACCATGTCCAAAATCGTGATTGCTGATCACGATATTGATTGTGCTTAAATTCAAATTCAGTGTCGGGCAGTATGGCGCCACTAAATTTGGTGTTTTCTGCTTGTATAGCTGAACTGAGATTGGCTGTGCAATACACACATCGTAAATTGCAAGCGTTTGAAAAATAAACTTCCAACACAGCTGGCTCTACTCGAATGGCTGTGGCGTCATGATCTAATTCACGAGGATAGATATTAGGAATACTGTTTTGAAATTGGCGGTCACTGAATCCGCCAGATTGTTCAATTGATTTGCATGACTCACAACCATCTCCAGGCCATTGTCCTTGCAACATCAATTCACGTGCTTTTAATTTTTTTTCAGTGTTGTGAAAATTGTCAAAGTCATCACCAATGTCGCTGATACTAGCCACACAACAACTACCAGTCTTGCCAAAGTTCAACCAGATTGTACTCCAGCCCCATTTGGATCTACAACTGGTTGCTGTTTGTATGGGAAACCAGCGATCATTGTTAATAGTCATCTTCTTGATTGTAGTTGTCTTCTTCGTCCGGCTCTTCTTCCTCTTCTTCCGCATAGTCCTTGTCATTGTCCAGGTATGCAGTCAAGGCTTTCTTGATGTCTGAATCGCCTTTGAAAGCGTCTTTGATCTCGTCCACATCATGGTCGTGATCAATTAAAATAGCCACAATGCTTTCAGCAGCCTCCATGCGATCTACCACATTAACGTATCGTTTTAACTCGCCCCAAATTTCGCTTGCTACTTCTGCTGACATTTTATTCCTCCGTTGTGTCGGCTGTACTTACCTCAGTCTTGATGTTCTTGAAGTCAATCATGACTTTGTCCAAGCACCCATCATCATTCTTTTCCCATGCTTTGCGGAACTTCTTGATGATCTCGCCTTCGCTGGTGGTGAATACCAAGCTGTTGCCTTCACGCTTGAGCATTTCTTTTTTCTCAATCAAGTCCACTAGGCCCGAATAAGGGCTCATGCCTGTTGTGTAAGGAATCTTGACTTGCACGCCTTCAAACGGTTTGGCATAGCGTGTTTTCATAACTTTACAGCCTGCACGAATGCCGTTAACGTCACTGACTTTGTTGCCATCTTCGTCCTCTTTCAGTTTCATCTTCTTCATGGCCACCACAATTGAGCTGGCGTAGATGAAACCTTGACCACCGGAAATCTTGTCATCAGGGTCAAACATGTCTTGGCTGGCGTATGTGTGATTGGTACATACCAGGCCCACATTGTATGAACCAAACATATTCACACAGTTACGCACCAATGCTGTCAGTGCTTTGGGTTTACGACCCAGGTCACCCTTCATTTCGCCAGCATCAAACTGGTTCAC